TGATTTCAGCGAACGCCGACATTTTGTCGTGCATACCGGTTGCATCTTGAGACAGGAAATCATTGATTCTTGTCTGCATTTCCGGCGTGTTGAATGTGGGGTTTGCTTTCAGGAATTCTTTCTGCGACATTTTCACATCGCGGTCCTGTAATTCCTTCTGGAAGAGCTTTCCGGCTTCACCGAGAACAGTCTCTTTGGTCCGGGCGGCAGTTAATTGATTTGACTTCGCCATCAGTTTTGCAAGCTCTCCCTGATAATTGTCCTTCATCGGATCAAGCTTCTCGATCTGAGCGCTTACGTTTGATAGTTCCGTATCGTAATCAATCCCCGTCGCTGTTGCCGGCTTGCCTTTTCCGAGAGTTTCTTTCAGGGTTTCGGCCAGTGTTTGGGCCTGAGACTTCAAGCCCTCATGGTCTTTTCTAAGATTTCCGTATTCATTGGAAATACGGCCATGTTCGGACTTGGTTTCCTGAAATCCTTTGGCCAACTCTTCTACTGTCTTGAAAGTCGTGCCTGGAATAAAGCCGTTCTCGTCGCGGGCAATGCCATCGGCGGGCGGTTCACCTGCGCCGACTTCTCCGCGCTGGTTCATCAACGGCTTTATTAATCTCGACAAAATTCTTCCCAGCATTCTTGCGTTCCTCATCTTTCCTTCTCCTTTTCGGGACTGGTGAAATTTTGGATAGTCCTTGCGGGTCCAATGGCCAGTTAAACCGATCTGGTTAAAACAAATAAAAAAGCCCGGAACTCTACGGGCGCCATGGGCGTAATCCGTTAAAGTCCGGGCTATGATTGCTTCTTAAAGCTCCTTAGCTTCCGTTATTATGCTATCTCATTAGAATATTTTCTCCCTCGTCGTTCTCAGATTGTTTTCGATAAAAGCCGCTCCAATAAAGCCTTGCGACATATTAACCTCAATCGTTACGAGAACCTTACCACTTACCTTATTCAAAACTAAGGTTTTTATTTTGTCCCGCACAGAGGATTTTATTTCTTCAATTTTCTGGTCTCTTTCGTCCATTAATTACCCTACTGAGGATAGATTATTTTCTTTGAGATACCTTCTGTGCTCTGATCGTGACTCGATATGTTGAGCATTGCTGGGTAAGGTCGCTAAAGACGACTTTAACCATTTCACATCATTGATACTGTCGCACCGTATCGCCCCACTTCGGGGAATTATTCGCCTAGCCATACGCCCGCATCCCTTTGTTTCACACCGCGCTTTTTTAGGAATGCTGTCAATCCGGTGGATCTTCTCAGTTATCTTTTTACATCGTGGGCACTCGTATTGATAAGTTGGCATAAACTATTTATCCTCCTCCCCTAATCCAAAGGACGCTTAAGATCGACTTTCTTAAACGAATCAGTCACTTCACCAGCATCTTTTTTCATCTGTTTTGTCTTATCCACGGCGGCCTCTGCCGTTTTATTCACACTGGTAAAGACCTTATCAATTCCGGTTGCCACCTTATCGGCAGCCTTGTTGTTTAGGTCTCTCAATGCGTCCATCATACTCCTATCAAGCGCCTTTCCTCCTTTTGAAGCCATCTTACATTCCTCCTATACGGTCGGCACACTCTTGGTGCCCGACACTTTCTTTTGATTGTTCTGTTGATTCTGAATTGATGAAGACAATAATAATTGCCTCATGGCAACCGCCTCTTCTTCCGGAAGTCCCGCATCGATCAATATCTGGAGAGCTTGATCAAGTTGAGACTCTGCCGTTCTTTCTATTTCCGCCTTCCAATTCGGCCAGTTCAGGGCTTCTAAAAGTCCGCGCTGCCCGATTGCGTTGAGCTTAAAGAGGCTGAACGCTAATTCCTGATTCTGCAATGACGTTCTCGGTGTTGTTGATCCGGATTCCACGATATAATTAAATTTGCGGCCGGCGTACTGAACGCCCCTGAAGGCTACTGTTTGATCGTTGACGTTTACGGATTCCTCTCTGGTCCCGAAGTTCTGCATGAGGCCGATCATCCACTTGCTCCGTTCTTCTGCCAGATAGTCAATCGCGCTTGTTTTCGCCTGCATGAGTACCTGATTGCGTTCCTGGAGGGCTACAATTGCGCTTGCGGCAATAATCCCTTTGGGCGCATTGCCTCTATCAGCGTCTTCGATCTGATAGACACGATCAAAAAACATGATGAGTAATTCCAGGACACGAAAGAATGTCTCCGGAAGGTTGGGAATTATCATAAATTCAATTCTCGCATTAGGAATCGACGGCATTAAAATCAGGCGGCCGGATTGCTGAATGGAGTTGGTAATCATTTCCTTGGTGATCCCGCAGTTCTTTTGCACGATGAGAGGCGGAGCCATGACATTAATCACATAGGCAACCAGCTTGGTAAAGATAACATTGATTTTTTGCAGGAGGTCTCCGACCTGCTCTGCCGCGGAGAATCCCCAAATAGACATACCGTCTTTATAAGAATTCGCATAATAGCAGGGTATTTTTCCCCATGGATACGTTGTGCGGGCCTGTTCATCCGCCAGCGCGGGATTCAGGTTCGGGTTTGCGCTATCATCCAGCACAACAAATCCGCTATTGCTTTTGGTGTCTTTGGTTTTTGTGAAGGTTATCTTCCGTATTCCGTCACGGTAAACAGGAATTTTATTGGATATTTCTTCAAAAAGAGGTTCGCCGGTTATCGGATCGGCTGCCTGTTCTCCGGTGGCCTCATTAATAATCGGATTGGTGACTTTTTCTTCACGTTTGCGGTTATCCCTTACCCATACCTCAATCACGAGACATCGCTCCAGTGACTTAATATCACTGTCTGAATGTGATTTTATCGTCATGGGATCTGAGTAATTGCCTATCGTCTCTTTTGTTCCGTAACCCTGAGATTTATAAGTTTCTCTTTCGAGCCCTAAAAGATCATACGCTTCTTCTTTGGCGATATCCTTCACACCGTAAAAACCTTCAATCAGGGAAACAAACCCAACATAGGCGAATGCGACATAGGGCGGTTCTTCAGCCAGGTTTTCCCAGTTACCTGGGGCCGGAAACAGACAAAAAGGGTCGGTCGGCATGATATCCGGCCGGTCTTTGTCCTTATCCCAAAACGGACGTTCAGGCGTTATGCCGTATATTTCCATTTGACGGGCGGATTGGCGGGTTTTCTGCTGCTGGTTCGCGTCTTTCCACCACGTTTTCAGTTTTATGCTCAGAATGTTTTCAGTTGTGATTCCTGTTTCCTGCTCAATTTCGCTCTGACCATCCAGATCCACAACTTCACCTACCGGATTGCGGGCGGTGATATTGGATACCGTTCTCTCGACATTAGCGAAATACAGATTAATCGGCGTGTTTATCCTGCTTTTATTACCGCCAAAACCTTTTCTCGACGTTTGGGCCTGCGGCTGCTGTCCTTTATACATAGAGAAGTTGTTCAGGAAATCCTTTGGCTTCCCGAGTCGTTCCCTTTCGGCTTTCGCGGCTTCGTAGAGAGAATTGGCGAATTCCGCTACATCAGGATCATTCTGCGGCGGTATATTTGACAAATTCCAATCATTCTTAAGCATGGTGTCTCTCCTGTTACGGGCAACAAAAAAACGGCATAGTAAGCGTAGGCTGCCTACTAGCCGTTAATTTTGTTCTCGTTTGAGTTCCCCCTTGTGATCAGCAAAAGGAAAGCCCTTTAATTTTTTATTATTGCAATTCTCTCCCGTTGCTATCAACGAGCGGCGGTTTCTTTACCAGCGTCAATCCGCTGGTAGCTCGTTTATAAGTGTCTAAAATAGTTTCATCGGTCACATCGTAATTCAGGAAGTCATTGCCAATTTCCATTCCCTTTGGCTTGCCTCTAAGCTCGGCTATAAAAACATTTACTTGTCCCGGTTGATTTTCGATAGGTTGCACAATGAGCAAATACGGATTCTTAAGGGCAATCACATTTTCGTTGCTGGCGCCTATCTTCTCGCCAATAATTATTCCTGCTGGACTATAAACCATTCTGATCATTACTTTCCTCCCTTGTGTGATTTCTTATGACTGTTCAATCCAAATTGATTCTTACATTCCTTGCCGCATACGTCGCAGACAAATTCAGTTTTTGGTTTAACGAAAAAATCATCCATTAAATCATTAAATGCTTTCTTTTCTTCCTCTGTTTTCGGATTGGGGATTTGAATTCCTCCGTCCGGCCTCAGAACGGCTGTCTTTATCGTTTGGCCTCCATCAATAACTTTTTCGTCTTTAAACGCTTCTCCCGCCTCACGAATAGGCATCACAACATTCAGAACGCCACCTACCACCAGGGGAGCCAGACATTCAGGGCAGCACATTTCGCTGGGTGGTGTTGTTGGACTGGTCAGCCAATCGATTTGATATTGCAAAAGACAGCGAACCATGCCGCCGTGGGGTGGCAGGTCCGGGCTGAAACTATCCGTTGTTTCAAAGCATATTCTGGAGCAAGCTGGACATTTAACTTTCATAAATCCTCCGATAATTTCTTACTTTCTACACCTAAAACAATTCAAAACTAAGGTTTAGTTTCTCCGTCTCCAAAGATAGCATTAAAAATCCTGTTCTTCGCCAATACTTCTTTTTCGGCGCCATCAGATGAATCATTGAGAGAGTCGATTTCGTCCTTCATGGTAAAAACTTCACCCTTTGGCACCCCTCCGAACAGGCGTTCGCCAGGTACGGCGTTTCTGCTCTTGTAAACAAGCCACCCGCCGCCCATGACGCCACCCATAAGCAATACCGCGCCGAAACACATCAATGCGATAACTTCTCCGAGATTAAACATTTTAATTTTCCTCCAAAACAAACATATTTGATTGATGCTGATCCATCCACTCGCATGATAATAACAGCGTGTGAATCAGCCCTCCTACGGCCAGAACAGCCGGATCGTCACGCTTAAATAATCCCTGCAAGCGGTTCATCAAGATTGTATTATTTCCAAAGCCGAAACGTACACGCCCAGGCGTGATTACGCTCCGCAATGAATGACTGTAATTATCAAACGCTTTAGGTTCGTAGAAATCCACGGGCGGAGAAACGACTATTTCCTTACTTGGGATATGTGCATTGAATAGGGCTATTGTAGTGATAAACCGCTCCGGATCTCCCCACCATGAAGACAAAAGAGTTGGATGTTCACCGTAGCCATATTTTTCTCGGAAATTAATCGCATGGGTCAACAAAGTCGCTACGTCCTTGCTCTCAGCCTCAGCCATTAACAGAAATCCGGATTGTTCAATTGGTTTTGTCGTCTTAAGAACGGCAATAATTCCGACATATCCCGGCCTGCCGATATCCTTTTCAGTTACTTCCGTAGGCCAGGCAATACAGCCATAAAGATCGTGGTACTGTTCGCCGTTCTCGATATTTTCATAATAGAACGGGCGTTCAACCATGGGTTTGCCGGTAACGACGGCATGGTCAATGCGCGCCTGCCTGAGCGCATAGGCTTCAGGATGGGTTATTTTCTTAATAATACAGGTCATTGTGGGTACACTCCAAAGACGCAATCAGAAAAGAAACTCCCGCCAGCGGCAAAGGTCAGTGCCAAGGCGTCTAGCTTGTTACAAGAACGCTTTAAAATCTCTTTCACATCTTCTTTTTTCATTACTTTTATTTTACCTGAATCCGTATCATAGGTAAGCGCAGCCAGTTCTTCGAGCAATTCTTCATCTGGCGGTAACATAGCCGAAGGATCGGTGCGTAACCACTCTCGGACTAGCCAATAAAGTTGATCGCGCTTCTGTGTAAAATCGCCCATATCCGTCTTTAGTGTAGGCCTTTCAGCCACTTTAACGCCAAGGGCGACACATTCATTTCTTTGCATTTGCGGAGCCACGCCTGAGCCTACGCCGGTAGCATCGACATTAGCCGAGGATATTCCTATATGGGATTTATACCAAACAACCGCTCTGTCTCCGGTTACAATCGGATCAACGCCTCCCCATGAATCAAATGGCGTTAGATATCCACCGTAACGGCCAACCGCTACATTCAGATCGTCTCCCATTTCAGCAACATCAAGCCCCATGATACCGATAGTTCCCATGGGTGCCACTTCTCCGTGCTCCAAAACATACATATCGTAACGAGCTCTGGCCCGTGATATCCATTCTCTTGAGATTAACTGGTTTGTGCCCTGGGCCGGATACTGGCCTAAAACCATATAGGAAAAGGCAGGATTGGTTATTTTGCGCCTTCCTGCCTGTAATGGGGGATAAACACCGCCGCCCTTCTTTGGCGCCGTCACGCCGACCAGGAAATCAGGCACAGCAAAAAGAGAATCCTTTTCAATCTTCTCATTGGGATTTGCCGGTCGTGTCCATTCATTGATACGGCGCACTGTTGTATCTCGATCCACCGCGCCGGGAATAATATTCTGACCTGTAATGACATTCGGGTGCCTGAGTGCCGATAAATGCACAACATTAGCCGTTCCATCCCTCTGCATCCGGTAAACCGCGCCGGCTGCCTGACGAGGATTTAAGAATATCAATAGCCTTAATACATAACCGCCGGACATACAGGACTCAATACCGGCATAAACATCATCAGGTATGGCGTCGCCTTCATCCAGGACAAAGAGTAAATGCTTTTGATGTTTTCCTGAGAACTTTGCCTCGCGCTCTTTGGCCGTTCCTGAGCTTGGAATTGAAACGCCGGTTATGAAGTCTCTTGGACCGCGGCGAATATCCAAAGAGGTCATTTCATCATTGGCAAACATTTCAGGATGTTTATTAATAACGTCGCCGATTTCACCCCAAAGCAGGTTTTCAAGGTTGGAATATGGCGGAGCTGCGGCCGTAAACACTTCACAATCCTCATGGGATTTGTAAAACCAAACGGCCACCCGTGCGCCTCCATGAGTCTTCCCGGTTGCATTGGCAGAGACAGCGACCGTAACAAGATTATCCCTGACCGACTCCATCATGGTTGTAACATCATCGGTAAGGGTTTCGCCTAGTTCAGTTTTACAGAATCCAACCGGATCATTGGCATATTGGAGATAAGAACGCTTTGATTGGATAGACTTGATTGTTCCTGGTTTCATAATTGCTAATATACTAGCCAGAACATCGTTGGAAATCTTATCTATTTGTGCCGGTTGAAGCATTTATTATTCCTTGATTTGTAATAGCTTTTGCCTTACGGCGGTTGCTATTTCAGGGGGTAAGGCTGATAAAATCAATTCTATTGACTTTTCATCCAACCCAAATTCTCTCTTTTCAGTAAATAATTTAAAATACTTACCTAGCCGCTCAAGGTTCGCTCCTTTGTCTGGCAGTTTAATATCCGTAAGAATAGAAAGGCCGTCTTTTTCGTCTCCTACTATTTTGCAAGTAGTTTTGATTCCAGAGATAACCGCGGCATGATCAGGGTCAAGTTCATTTAGTGGCTTTAATCTTCCGTCAGAATTATGGAAGCTCCTGGGATCATAAAAAGATAATTTAGCCAATTCAGCCAACACTCTATCCGCAGTAATTTCTAAGCGCTTATTTCTTTCCTCGGCTAATTCTTTAATCCGCTTTCTTATGTTAGGTTTTGCAAATACTTTTGATGATTCAACTCTGGCAGAATTATAATTTTGACATGGGTAAACGTGCATAAAAGCCCTTACTTGATTACCCGCATAGTCAGCCACAAATTCCTTACAAAGCCATTCTTCCTTATCGTCAAGGGGTTCTTCTGCTACTATTTTTTTCACTTTTTTGACGGTTTTCTTCTTTTTTTTAGCTTTTTTCTTAATAGTCACTTAATCACCCCTTTAAAATCAGCCATAAACGGCTTTCTCGGCCTCGCCCTTATGATAACATTCGGCTTTTTCAATACTAAGGTTTATTTTGACCTCTGGACAAATCTCATGCGCTTTCTTAACTGTGGACTGCAAATCAAGATTTAATTTTTCGCATATCCAGGACAACGAGCTTTGCGATGGATAGTTGAAAAACCAAATTGCCTGCCTGCGGTTCCTCTGTCTTTCAATGCCACTGGACCATTTTGGATTTTGCTCATACCTGATCTTTAAATCATCGAGCGCGGTTAAAATTACAGCCGCCCATACATTCCGGTAGGGATTGCCAAACAAATTACCATCAACCTGCATAAAAAAGCCCCTCTGTTTCCAGGGAGGCTTTTGCGTTCCTGAATATTAATTGCGTTCCATAACGGGAGACAATTAAAACTATGATTTATACTGGTTCGCCCTTTAGCACCTTCTCCAATAAAGAGGCCATAAACCTAAACCCGCGGATAAGCGCTTTGATTAATTGCCGGAGCAATATCGAATCTTCTTTGCTCATTCGTTAGCAGTCACCGGCGCATCGAGAGCCGCAATCAACTCAGCGGCTTTAATCGGAGCAACTTCTTTGCAGTACAGCTCTTTTGCTACTATGATCGCTCCCTCTGGACTTGACGCTGAATACTCCCTGCCTTTACAACTTAAAACATACCCGTTTTCAATCTTCCTTGCTTTGATCTTTGGTGCCATAACTTTATCCTCCTATTTGATTTATTTGGGTGGGGCTGCTCCCAAAATCAACGCTGATACTGTATGCGGGAAGGTGAAGCATCCGACGTTTACATTGAACCCCAATATATAACGCCAAGGTAAAAATACTCCACCAACCCTATAAATTAATCTCTCCTTTATGTAATCGAAAATGACAATTCGCACACAAAACAACAAATTTCGTGTTTAATATTCTTTCTTTAAATTTATTTAAACTAAGTATTCTAATCCACGAAGAAACTATATCTGTTTGATTTTTCTTTTTATCTGGCTCAAGGTGATGAAAACAAAGAGGTGTTTTACTAATATTATATCCACAAAAACAACATTCTGCTTTATACGTCGTCCATAAATAATTTTCATTTTCTTTTATTCTTTTTAATGTAGATTGTTTTAATTTTTGGTGGTCTTTATTAAAATCCTTCGTTCTCTTATAGTTGCATTTTTTGCAAACCGAGAAGATGTAATTGTTTTTTTTACGTTTATAAAATTCAGTCCGTGGTTTTATTTCACCACAAGAACAACATTTTTTTTCTAACTTAATAATTTTCATTTTTATTTCCAATATAAGCGCAAGGTAGCCCCGGAAGCCAGCCGCCCCATGTTATTTCTCCCATTTAGTCAATCTTGTCTTACTACTTTTCCTCCTGCTATTGGCACAAGCCGTGCAATTTTTTTGGGGCTTCCCGGGCTTTTTTAGCAACTCAAAAGGCTGTTTGCATTTCTCACATATTTTAGTTTCCATAATTACCCTATTATTTATTGCAATAATTTTGTTTTATTTATAAAACCTATCTGTACTATTTCAGTTTCAACTTCCTGGCCTGTTCTGAAATTTTCCTGTTCGTGTGTACCAATTAAATATTCGGGATGATTTCCGTTGCGTGATGAGATAACTTCATAAAGGCGCTCAAATTCTTTTTGTTTCCATTTCTCATCTGCTTTTTCCATCATACAAAGTTGAGGCCAACCACCCATTGCATTAATCACTGAATGAACTACAGGATTATCAAATTTAACCGACTGATAATTTCCTATTTTTGATACCGCGCCCAAAACTTCCAACCATGATTCTGTCGCCTTATTCGCTTTTTTACCTAAAAGAACTTCTCTAAAATCAGCAGGTTTGGGGAAAAATTTACTGTCATAAATAATCAATTTAAAAGCCTCTTCGCATTCTTCATCACTAAAAGGCTCCAATACTTTCCAATATAAATCAGTCAGTAATTTTGACATCGTGCGATCATGTAATTCACAAAGAGTCGCTAAATATTCCTTGAATTTAATTTCGTCTCTCATGCCGGCGGCCTCCATTGTTCAAGCATTTTTACTGTGCCTTTTGTTTTATCTGAAACAATCCCGTCCAGTGGGTGAGGTTCAACATCTTCATCAAGCCAGCGTTTATTATTTAACCATGTCGCTGGATGGGGAATAAACTTTCCCTTTTCTTTAATCCATTCTTCGGTTGTTTTTGATTTTTCTATTGCGGAAATTATTATTTTAAAAAGCGTTTCATCTGGGTTTATTTTTTTGAATGATTTTTCTGCTGATACTTTCGCCTTCTTCTTTGGATAAGACCTCCAAAATTCACTGAATTTAATTTCAATATTATTATTATCTTTAATTACATTTACATTTTTATTTACATTTTCCATATGTGAGGTCACATGACCACTATATTGATTTTTACCTTCTTTATTATTTGCTCTTGATTCACACCAATTTCTTCTTTTAATTTGCTCACTTTCAAGTTTTTGATTGTAAAACCTACCTTCAGAATCTTGAGTAAATTTAGATTTTAGTTTAGATTCCCAATATAGGTCATAGTCAGGTTGACCTAGGATAAAGACCAAATCATGCGAGGTCATATGACCATTATGAAATTGGCACATTAATAAGTCCATATAGGCTCCTTTAACGTGTCTTGAGAATAGTTTTGTGCCACCATCCCAATCACCGGGATAGAATAAAAATGCTGGGTCTTTAGCCATACCCTTCCCCTTAATAAGTAACTGTAAAAGTTAAAACAGCCGCAGCAATCCAGTAAATAATATGACGCCAATCACCAGACGAAACATACATTCCAGCCGCGCACACATCTAAAATAATTAAAATTGTCGGAAATAATTTTTCCATTAAACTACCTGTATTTTTATCCCATAAATCGCCTCAATTTCCTGGCGCTTCAATTTACCGACTGCGTGATCCATTCCCTTCACTTCGATATATTCAATCTGCCCATCTGTCCGGACCGCCATAAAATCAAGGAAGTGCTTTGTTCTGCTACCTCGCTCATTGATCCCCTTGAGCATAAAGGGCACCTGGCATAAAAAATATTTCAATTCGCCATTGTGCTGCCGCGCCTGAAGCTCCCGGAATACCCGCGCTTCTTTTTTGGAATGAAAACGTATCCCGTCCGCTTCTGTAATTTTGGCATGGAATTTATTGACGCCACCTACGCCTATTTTATAAGCGTTTGCGGCTTCAACCGCTGAACTGCTTCTGTTCTTCAGCGCCTCAAACTCCGCCATATTATTAAGTCTCATGCATCCAGATTTACTCATTCAATTTCCCTCTCCACCTCTGTAATAATATCCAGATCGTCCATGTGCTCTAATTTAAGTTGTGCCAGCGCGGTTGAATATTCAGTATCATTGAGTTCTTCTTTAAAATCTTTAATCCGGTGCTTATAAAACTTCTTCCTCTGCGCCCTGTATAAGGTTGCGTAATTTTTTTTAGGCTTGGTCATAAAGTAATAAGTTCTTTTCTTGTTTAACTACTCAATTTATATGTACTAATAAAATACGCCAACAAAATGCCAACTTGGTATATTATGTGTTAAACAATCAATCAATAATCCC